ACCAACGTTTTGGCAACCTGACAGATTATTATAAAACCACTTATCAATTTGATTCGGGTCTTTAATACCATAGCCTGTGCGTATCATAGCACCGACCACGCCCGCATTTTTTACTTTTTCCCAGTCAATGTTTCCTTGATGTTCGCTTACATCGATTACTGATAATTTCATGTTTTACTCCTCCGATACATCTGTCGCGCCTTCAAAAATAGGCTCCTTTTTTAGCTTTTCATACATAGCTTCATAGCTGACAATCGCATCTTTATCTAGTGGATACTGAAAGGTATGTACAAAAATAGCCAAGTCTAAAGAGACAGGAAAACCGATTTCGTTGCTTTCTTCTGTCAGCGCAATTACTTTTTCTTTGCTATATTCTTCCCCTGTTTTAGCCATTTCCTCTTCAAGCTGCTCTTTGACTTCTTCCTGCCGCTTGATAAGAGTTTCCCTTTCTTTTTCCTGCTGTCTGTAGCTTTCATCTGTATAGCTTTTTACTGTTACTTTGATACCGTCTACCATAGAAATACTGTCTATGCGGTGATACGTGGTTTTTACACCTTTTCCATTAATAATCTCTTTTTCCAGTGCCATGTTCTTTCCTCCTTTACGCTACTCTTTTATATATATACATTTTTGCTTTCACTCTAGGCTCTTTGCTGTAGTCTTGAAAGTATGATAGAAGCTCCCCTTTTGCTGCTGTCTCGCACATCTCGTGGACATCTTCTCTTACAAGTTCCCACTCTCCCATAGATGGCGGCGTGCTTTGTTTACTGCAAAACATCGAGCCTACAGGGTATATCTGTAGAAAAATTTCATCAAATTTATTCATAAAAACTCCTTATGTCGTTCTTTTCCACATGTAGCATGTGATGTACGGTTGCAAGTTGTTATGTGCTTGTCCGCCGCCTGTGGAGGCTGACATAACCTGTGCTGTATATTGCTTATTAAACGTCCATCCCGGATGATATCCTCCATTCGGATTGTCTACGCCTTCGTTTACAGCGTTTAAATCGTGGTCGTGGTTTGGAATTTCTTGCACAGTTAACGTATGTGTTTTTGCACCGCCTGTTTTCTCTACCGTATTAAAACTTGTATCTGCGGTATTTACGCCTACAGGTGTTCGACCTCCTCCCCATGCTGCCCATGTTCCCCCATATAGGGTTCCAGGGTTTGTGGAAACCGTTGTTTCAAACAGACTTCCCACAGGATGCGATGCCAAAAAGATTGCACTTGTTCCAATGTCCGCCGCTGTAATTGTGATATTGCCTGTTAACGCCTTTCCGTTTATCGTTCGGCTTGTAGGTACTGCGCCTACATCGGCTGCGGTCGGCATTTGCTGCAACTTTCCACTTGCATTTAATCCAGCGATACCATTCGCCTTGTTTTTCTGGCTACTGATAGTATCTATCGCTGCTTGATGTGCAATTTCTTCCGCAGTTCCCGCCGCATCTTCTGCCTTTTTCACCGCTGCATCTATCTCTTGGTTAAAGCCTGTCATAGCGGTATTGAAGTTTTGATTTATTTCTTGTATTGCTTGCGCTCCGTCTTTCCGTACATCGTCCGCTGCTTGATTTGCGTTTTTTATCGCTTCGTTAGCTTCTACGATTTTTTGAGTTAATGTTACAAATTCGTTGCTACTTTCAACTGCACCGTCAAAGTTGCATTTCTGCACTCGCAAAACGAGATTATCAACCCTCAACTCTGCTGTTTCATTTGCTTTTATGATTTGCAGCCAACAGTCATTGTCGCCGGATACTGCGCACGCTTGCTGTGTAAGAGTTACTTGTGCACTGTTTTCAGATATTACAGTGGGAAGCATAGAAACTGTGCCATCATTTTTACTTACGTAAAAGTTGGCTTCACAATCGGAAAGACTTAAAATTTCGCCATCAGTACCTATGACTGTAAATTCAAAAATTCTGGAGCCGTTTTCCCCTTGTACCGCATGAATTAATGTTTTTACACTTTTACTATTAGCGTTTAATACTAAATCATTTGTTATCATTCTGTCACCACTTTTCTACCATTTACATATAAGCTGCCTGTAATATTCACTTGTCCGTCTCCAATAATCATATTTGCTATAGCTCCGCTAGACGATACACTATTTAAAGTGAAGTTATATCTTCCAATTGAAAAAAAGGTACTAGCATCATGCCCTGCACTCATTAGCATACTTGAAGCACCTGGGAGCATACTGAACGCCAAACTCCCTTTATTAAAAAAGTCATAGCTTACTCCTGTCGGTACTTTG